ATTACTCTATATTTGTCGAGTCAATAAGACATAACTAAAACAAATAAGATGGAGTTTTCAAAAGAATTAAAAGAATTATTTTTAAAAGGTGGTGCAGTTGTTTGTAGTGAAACATATACCACGAACACTTATTTAATAAGAATGCCAAAAGGTGAGTTTATTAAAGATAATAGAATTAAATATGAGGATAATTTCTTTGAGTATGTAATTGTTGATGATAACTATGAGATTGCATCTTATTTTAGCGGTAGCCTAGTTGATGCAAAGAAAACAATGAGAAATATACATAAGGAAAAATGTTCTTACATTTGGAGAAAAGAATATAAATAAAAAACAAGGGGGTGAGATTCCCCTTTTTTTTTGCTTCATAAAAAAATAAATAAAAGATTTATTATAAAAAGGCACTCTATTATAATAAATTTACTATATTTGTAAGGTCAATAAGACGTAACTAAAACAAAACAAGATGAACACTTTTACAATTTTATTTAAAAACGCACAAGGAGAATGGATTACAGAAATTATGGAATTAAAATTTCATTCAGTACAAGATGTAGTTATTTGGTTTGAAGATATTTTCGGATTACGAATTGCATCAATTTCTAAGCATTAAAAACAAAGGGGGTGAAATTCCCCCATTTTACATAACTAAAACAAAGCAAGATGAAGATTAAAATTGTAAAAAACGTTATTGAGATTCAGAACATTTTAAGAAAAGCAAAAATAAAAAGCGAAATTGACATTACTCTTAACGGAACTTACATTTACGCTTATAGGGCAAACGGAAGCGTTAAGCCGTTTAAGGTATCTGAAAATATAAATCACGTTAATCAATGGGTTGATTTCTACCAGTCTGGAGAAATTGAGATTTAAAAGTTATGCGTTAAGCGGCTAATCTGTCCATATTCAGGATGATGAATGAAGGCTTCAATGGCAACTTTTGCGCCTGTTAAGCCTTTGTTGTTATGCCACAAATCAGCCGAACTAGGCGAGCGTAAAAACTCAACGGTCATCCCAATAAAATCAGCACCAGACATAAATTTGTAATACTGCTTATGATGGATATGGTGTAAAAAAGCATAACGGTATGTTGTATCAGCCCACATTTTCGGTTGTTCGTGTGCAGCTAGATATGGTATTTTATCAATCTTTGCTCCATCACCGTGACTAAAACTCAATAGATTTTTGCCGTAAATGGTGTACTTTCTATGTAGGTTTGAAACGTTACACGTCACGTTTTCATCATTATGGAAAAAGCAACTAACTGCATCGGCTAACATAAACCCAGACATATAATCGTGGTTTGAAGGGCAATGCAAAATTTCTACTGGAGCAATCGTTGAAAGCCTTTGAATAATTTTGCAGTAAACGATTCGAGCTAGTTTGAAATTATCATACCAAATACCATCGGTTTCTTGGCTAGTCCCTTTTGTTGTGCTTCCAGTTGTATTGTCGGTGTGAAGCACGTCGTTTCCAATCACAAAAAACACTTTATCAATATTGTAAGGTCTTGATTTATCAATCAAAGATTCTGCGCCTTCAATGGCTCTGTCAACAGCAAGTTGAACATTATACTCCTCACCTGTTCCGTCTTTGGTTGATAGTTTACCAATGTGTAAATCTGCAATGTCTAGGATTAAGCAGTGCGAGTCTTTTATTGGTTTTCGCTTGTATTTTTTTACTGGCTTTGAAAACTCCTGCATCTCAGCAATCATCTCATCTTTTATAAGGTCATAATCCACAACCTCATCTTTAAAATCTAAATTCTTAACAAGGGTAGAGGTTCCTGTTTCTTTGTCCTTTACCCACGCAACCTTCCAAGAGTTGGAAGTAATGTTATTTCGGTGGAGTGATTCGTCAATAATTGAATCACCATCAGGTTTTTGCCATTGCTTTAGCTTATATCTAATTCGTCGGTCAGGGTCACGAGAAGGAAACTTTCCGTAAATTGCCTCTAAAGCATTTATAATTTTACGACTTCCAAAACCTTGATTAGCTAAATCTAAAATCTCATTTTTGTAATTGTCCCAAATTATTTTATTATCGTGGCTTAAATGATGCTTTTGCATTTACTTGATTTTCGGCAATATACAATAAAAAGAAATTAATTAATTTGTCAAGTAGTTGTCAAACTTGTTATATTTGCCCTTAATCTAATAACTAAAAGATGAATAAAGAATTTGAAAAGCAGGAGCAACAGCTCCAATTAATGATTGCCAAAGTGGGAATGCCGCCACGTTATCCTTATATAAATAAGATAAAGGAAAAGCATCCTGAGTTGAGCGAAGAAAGAGCAAACGAATTGCGACAAACTTGGAACGGAAGGCGATATCACAAAAATGATATTGAACTTTTAATTTGGGTATGCAAAAATTTCAAACAGTCACTAATTTAATTTAAAACAAGATGAAAAAGCAAGATTTAGCATTGATTACAAAAGAGGACGTAAATACATCTGGTCAGTTGATTTTTAACGATTTTCAGCTTAATACGATATTGAACAAAACACCTGCTCAATACATCAAAAAAAGACCTGCAAAAGGTGGAGGTACTTGGGATTATGTAACAGGTGGTTACGTTCGTAAATGCCTAAATTTAATGTTTGGTTGGGATTGGTCGTTCGACATTCTGGAAGAAAAAGTACTATTTGGCGAGGTGGTAGTGAAAGGTCGGCTAACTTGCAATATCGAGAAGGATGGCAAAATTCGAACTATTAACAAAGTTCAGTTTGGCAATAAAGACATTATGTATAAGAGGCAACCTGCAGCCGATGGAACTAAAATTCCTTTAAGCATTGGCAATGATTTTAAATCAGCCGCAACCGATTGTCTGAAAAAATGTGCAAGTGAAATTGGAATTGCGCAGGATATTTATAATAAAGAAGATTTTCGACCTGTTAAGGTTACTAATGATGCTGAAATTAAAGAGCAGCTTGAAAGCCTTTTTCAAGAGAAAAGAGAAGCGTTAACCGAAACAGAAATAACAGCAATAGAAGAAATTATTATGAATGAGGTATCGGCTGAATACAAGAGAACCGTTAACAACCTAAAAAGAAAATAAAAGATTTATTATAAAAAAGGCGATTTGTATAATAATTGTTCTATATTTGTTTCAGCAAAGAAGCTAAACAAAAACAAAAACAAAACAAGATGACTTACGAAATAGCAAAAGAAATAGCAAACGGAAACACAGATTTATTAAACGTAACATTTGTAACTCTTGTAAAAATGGCGCAAGATTCAGGGATGAATAGAGAAGAGGCAAAAAGAGAAGCAAAAGCAATATTAAATTGTATGGTTAATGCTTGGAATAAAGTAAATTAAAAAAAACAAGGGGGTGAAATTCCCCCATTTTACATAACTAAAACAAAGCAAAGTGAAAAACAGGACAGGAACATTTTCAAGCAGCGCAATTTACAAACTTGTAAAGAGCGGCAGAAGTAAAGACCAAAATTTTAGCGCAATCGGATTAACCTACATAAAAGAGAAATCTTACGAGGTCAGACTGGGGCAAAGTTTAGGCTCAGACCAAATCAGCAATGCAACAAGTTGGGGCAACGTGGTAGAGGCTTATGCCTACTCAAAAATTCCAAGCGATGCTTTAGAATCAAATGCACGAATAGCATCTAAAAATAGAGAGAAACATCCTTCTTTAATGTGGACTGGCGCAAGCGACTTCGAAAGCGATACTTTAGTTGGAGACATAAAATGTCCATTTACAAGAAAGTCTTTTTGTGAGCAGGTAGATATTTATGAAGAAGTAAGAAACGGCAACATAGAGGCTTTTAAATCTGCCAAACCAGAGTACTACTGGCAACTAGTATCGAACTGCATTTTAGCAAACAAAGACTTTGCAATGGCGGTTGTTTATTGTCCTAAAGAAGATGACGTTTTAGAGATATTAAGCGAATTAAATCTTCAGTACGATGCTAATGATTCGGAATCTTTAAACAAAGCGAAAGAAAAGCTTAAGTGGTTGACTTTAAAAGAAACGCCATACCTTAAAAATGATTGCGCTTATGCCGATATTAATTATGTTAAATTCAAAGTTCCACAAGAGGATAAGGACTTTTTAACTGAGCGTGTAGAATTGGCTCAAAAAGAATTATTTAAACTTTTAAAATAAAGCAAAATGACTGAAACACAAATTAAGAAATATTTAGACAGCTTAATTGCTTATGAATTTTCTAGCAGAAACCCAGAAAGCGACGTAGAAAGAATTGGCGAACATTGGAACGAAAGGTTTGAAAACGAAATCCTATTCTGGCGACTTTCGCTTAGAGTAGTACAATCTAATCTGTTGAAAATCAATAAGGATGGCGAGAAAGTATGCAAAATGGTGGAAATTTTAATCCCTTCTGATTTTGAAGTTTAACCACAAAGAAATTGCAAAAAGAAGCAATCTTTTAAAGCTAATCGAAACAGCTTTAAAAAAGGAAAAAAGAGCAGCGCAAAAGTTAGATTATTTTGCGCCAATAAAAGAAAATTAATTATTTTTACAAACTAAAATATAATATTAAAGCAATGGA